TTTGATTACCATTAAATGTATTAGAGCCAGTTGTTGCAAATCTACTATGGTCAAATGCGTTACTTGCACTTAATGCTGAGATTTGATTACTTTGAGTTGTATCTGTTTGATAGATACTACTACTTAAATTATTTATTGTTACCGCTACACTCGCACTATTGTTTGTAATATTAAAATTACTTGCACTAATAGAAGTTGCGAATGAAGAACTATTATTTGTTATTGCGTTACTCTGTGTTGCATCTGTTTGGAATATACTCGCACTTAATGTTGTTACACTTGCAGTAGTTGCTAATGTTGCTATTGTGTTTGCTACTGATTGTGTATAAGAGTTAAATGATGCAGTTGTTACATAGCCAGTATTTTCTGCTGCTACTATTCTGCTACTGAAAGATGCACTATCTGCTTTGTATTGAGTTCCACTAAAGAATGTACTCGCACTAAATTGTGTTGATACTGAAGAACTAAATGTATTAAAAGATGCAGTATCTAATAAGTTTGCTGCATATATATTTGCTGATGTAGAAATATCGTTAGAAGAAGTTAATGCACTACCCGTCAATGTTAAAGGTGAATTAACTATTCTTACTCTACCATTTAATGCCGCTATATCTACATTACCATATCCACTATTGATTATTTCTAAATTATTATAACCAACTGTACTATCATTCCAATAGATACCATTAGTGTTGATATGAAATTCTTTTGCTATTGTTTGATTGCCAGTAAAAGTATTTGAACCTGTTGTTGCAAAATAAGAATTACTCACTGCCTGTGATGCTGTGAATTGATTAAGTGATTGAGAAGTTTGTTCTAATGCAGTTAATCTTATTTCCGCTGATGCTGTAAATGCTTCTAATGCGTTTAATGCTATGATTGAGCCAGATGGATCTAAATAAGCAATCTGTGCGTTCCAACTTGCACTATCTGCGTTGTATGTATTCTCATCAACTAATGACACAATCATATCAGTATTAAATTCTCTTAATAACTGTGGTGTAATTAATTGTTGGGTATTATCAGGAAAGTTTGTCTGATTTACTTGTTCTAATTGTACTTTACTTAAAGCCATCGTATAATATTTGTTTAAGGATTTAACGGACTGTCAACATTGAAACCATCGGAGAAACCTATACTAAATCCACCTAATTGAATTGGAGGTGTACCTTGAATAACACCAATACCTTGTGCCATTAATGCACCATTACAACATTTTCTGCTGTAAGTGTTTGAATGTAAACAAAGACATCCTCTTCTATCGTTTTTAGGTGAACTTAAACCCTGAGTAGGACCTATATAGATACCACTATTGATTAGTGCTCCTGCTCCTTTACCCCTAATTGTACTCCAATCTATTGACATTTGTATCTGTTTGTAATAGATAACAAACACCTAAACAAATTTTATGAAGCTTTAATCTTTGCTAATGCTTCTGTTTGAATTAAATTTTCTAACACCTGTGTATCAGCTCTATATGCTAATAATAATAAACACTTCTCTAATGGTTGGTTCTCTACTTCTTCTATCTTCGTTATATCATCATTCGCTAAGGAAACAATTGCTGTATAGCTTCCCCACTTTTTTCCAAATCTTGCTTGATGTTCAGAGGCAAATCCGTTGTCTTCGCCAAAGAGTTCAGGGTATCTTTCAATAAGTCCATTGACAAATTGATAAAAAAAAACCATGCTCCTAAATGAACATCCATTCCTACTTCATTAAACCATTCCCACTCTTCTTCGCCTGTGTAACTAGCAACCTCATATAACTTACCTACTCTTTTTGTGATTGGACGGTAAAGAATTGCCATAACCTTTGCCCAATCCTTTGTAATTCCCTCTGCTGTATATTTGCATATATCTATATACGCACCATACTCAATCTTTGATAAGTTAGGGTGAAATCCATACTCAACACCATTACGGAAAAAAGATTTTACTAAAGGTACTTCTGTATTACTTACGAATTGATTTAAGTGATTTTTAATTTGTATAAATGTTTCAGTATCTATCTTCTGCATTACTTCAGGCGTTATACCACATAAATGATAGAACATAGTTGCAGTGATTGCTTCTGGCTCATCTATATATGCTTTCAAATCTTCATGCATTGCGAGATACTTTGTTAGAGTAACTGCTGACCAATCGTTGGGAACTTCTATTGTTATTTGCTTTTTCATATTATGCGTTGTATGTATTGTTTGTAAATGCTTGTGAATAGAAAAATAATTGTTGTTGTAACTTCTTTACTTTCTTTTCTTCGTTTTCTAATTTTGCGTTCATTGCTATCATCTTTGCATTCAAATCAGAATTATCTTTGAGTAGTTCTCTACATAAATCAAATACTTGCTGTATCTCATTTATTGTATAATCTTTTCCATCTATGTTTATCATATTAAAATATATTAATTGTGTACTTACCTTTGTTTACTGCTTTTTGTGATAATCTCATCATTGCAACATATCTAACCGCATCTATTAAGTGGTCTAATCCTCCTTCGGGTGTATCAGTTGCGTAATTGTGTTTATCTACTGCCCATTGATAACCATAGAACTCATTGATAAGATTTTGTGACCTTTTAGTTAAGTGTATTCTATAATTCTGTAATACACCAATACCAAACTTAATACTATCAGGTCCTTTCTTAACTGGCTTTGTATTTAATCCACTTCTATACAATTCCTCTACTAATCTCGGTTCTGCACTATCACACCATATTTCTTCTTTATCAATACCTAATGATTTTAATTTGTTTACTATATCTGATGTTACCAATCCTTTCTCATATAACATTTCTTCTAAATACAAATCATCACCATTCTTAAATACTGCCACTAATGTAGTTGGGTCAGAAGCAAAACCAAAGTCCATTCCCATTGCCACAAACTCACCTTCAAACTCATCAACAATATCGAATTGAAAGATTGCTCTATCATTCGGTGCAAATTCTCCTTTACCATATATCTTCCAATATTTAGGGTTTTTAGTTTCTAATTCCTCAATTGCTTTAACAACTGATTTTTCCAAATACACATTATCTTTATATGTTGTTACAAATCTTTCACAATCTTGCATTTGTCTAAGCCAATGATAGGGTGAGACGGTAGGGTTGTATGCGAGTATGATACGGCCAGTAGTTCTGATAGATAACTGAAAATAACTTTCTTCATCAATCTCACTGGCTTCATCAATAAAAAGGATATCACTTTTGATACCACGTAACTTATCAGCATCATCAGTAGATATAAACTGAACACTACTATCACCAATTTGATAAATCCTATCAGTAATGTTAAAACTGTTCTCATTCCAAATATTTAATTTCGTTAGTATATCTTTGAAATCTTTTATTACTGTCCTTTTGAGGGAAGGAATTGTTTTACGGACAATAGTAATAGTTTGTGGTGTTTTGAATGCTTCTGTGATTAAGTATTGAAGTATCGCGTATGTTTTACCACTTCTCGTTCCACCAATGTGCTGTGTTATTCTACTTTCCGCATCTAATAGGTGTTCGTAAGTTATCGTTGTATTAATCGTTACTTCCACTGCGTGTTATGTTTACTGATATTTGTTGTACCCTTTGTTCTATCTCTGCTTTCATTTCAGTTCTACTTAACTTCGGCATTACATACTCCATTAACTTTAGAGATAGTTCAATTGCCTTTTCAGGATTCTCTTTTCTTATCTTTTCTAAATCTTCACCAATTGTATCTAAAGTTTTATTTGCTGCTCTAGCCAATGTTAATTTCATTTGTTCGGTAGACCTATTCAATGCACCCACCGGTCTTCCCTTACTCAATTGATGTCCTTTCTCAAACTTTGCCATTTTATTTCATTATTTTATTGGTATATACATATATAACCAACGAAATGGATTTTGTAGTTGAATATGGATTCGAACCATAACTAACAGAATCAAAATCTGTGGTGCTGACCGTTACACTATTCAACATTGGGATTATTCTTCTTTTTTATTTTTATTCTCTTCGTTCTCTTTAATTCTTTTTAACATCTCATTGTATTGTCTTTCTAAATCATCTAATTCTTCAATACTTAAATTAGCTTTGATTTGCTCTACAATAGATTTAATTTGTTCTTCGTTTGTCATTTGAATGGATTATTAATGTTTTTCTTTAGATGCTCTTTTACTTTCTTAATGTGTATGAAAGAGGTTGAATTAGATATACCGATAGTTTCTGATAATTCTTTTAATGTCATATTTGGGTTTTCTATCCAAAAAAGAGAATATAATTTAGCTGATGTCCACATATTCGTAGTTTGTAATCTCTTTACTTCTTCTACTACTTCTTCATATGCTCTATCTAACTTTTCATCAAAATCTATATTATATTCTGTATCACTTATATTATCATTAATCTCCGAAGTATATCTAATTTTTTTATCTCTCTTTACTTTGTTTAACCAACGAGTTTGTAGGAAATTAATACAATAAAGTAAATTAAAACTATCCTTATACCATAACTTCTCTCTTATCTTCTCTCCTAAATACACATATAAATCACCAACTAAATCTTCTGCTATTACTTCATTCTTTGTGATATTATATGCTGTACCCATAAATAACTTATGGTGTTTGGTATAGAGAACTTCTAATCTCTCTTTGTTTTCTTCCATACTACCGCTATTAAACACCCTCTTTCTCCTTAATATATTCTCTTAAATAAGTTACCGCTCTTGCCCAATGTGCTCCTGCACTTCCACATGTACAAGGTCTATTCTCATTCTCACCTCTTAATCTATTGAACATATCCCAAACATAAGGTGCTTTGTTTTCAGGTAAATAACTTTCAATACTATCAACTGTCTCTTTTAGTTGTTTGTATTCTTCATCTGTTAATGGTACTATAATATTCTCTCTCATATTATTTCTCCTTATTAAATACTCTATCTCCTATATCAGTTTTCTTTAATGGAATAAATTCTGCTTTCTTTGGTTGAGGTTGAGGTTGTAAATCAATAGGATTATCCAAATTAAGAAATGGTTTAAGATGTTGGATTAATGGATGATTACCTGGATAAGTTATTCCTAATCCACTTAAAACTAACATTAAATCATTTACCGAATTTAATTTTGTGAAATCTACTACATAAGCTTTGTTTACTTCGATTTCTTTGACTGTTCCGTCTAATGTACTTTGTACTTCTATCATATTATTTGTTTTTATTTTCTATATCTGTATCATTTATATAATCCCACAATGCCGTATCTAATAGTAATTCATCAAATCTTTTTCTTAAGAACTCTCTTATCTCACTTCTATCTTTTAACGGTCTTAATTCTGCATTTACTGCTTTATGGATATGTTTTCGGTTTTCAATCTTAAATGGTTTATGTTTTTCAAATCGATTCATACCCCTTTTGAATCTATTGTTTTTATATTGTTCCTTTCTATCATCATATTCTAATTGTTTGCAAGGATAACAAATTGCTCTTTTCGGATATTTGTTACTTAAATCTTTATTCCATTTAACCCCACAATTTTTACATTCAGTACTTAATTCCTTTTGATACGCCATTAAAACAATTTTATCTTTATTTCTTTACACCCAACAATTCGGTTAAGGAAGATGCGGCGTTTTTCACATCCGCAATCTTCATAACCTAGTTTATGAGCTATTTTAGTTGCCAATTCTTTTCCCCAACCTAATGTCACTACATTGATTAATCCTTCTACAATGTTTCCTAATTTAATTATGCACATATTAATCTTTTACATTTAATGATTTGTTGATAGATTTATAGAACTGAATTAAATTAGTTTCTATTTCCATACCTTCACTTTTAGTTCCTTCAAATTGTTTTAGAACTTCAAATTTATGATTATCTATTCCGTATCTATCAAACGATTCCCAAAGTAAGGGTAATTTATTTTTACTTCCTATTCTATAATATTTCTTATGTTCGTTTAATCTAAAGTATTTCTTTCTTTGTGTAAATCCAATATATACATCACCATTAGGAGCTGTGATTGCGTAGATAGTATTTGTATTACCAACTCTACTATAATCATTCATATATTCTCTCCAATGATTTCTGTGTTTAGAAAACCATCTACTCATATATTCAGGATCTATTTCATCTCTGAACCTTTGATTATCTTTGTTATTGCATGTTTTACAATGCCATTGTAATCCATCCTTTGCTGCTCTGTTTTTGGAGAATTGTTCGTAGGGTTTTATTTCCGAACATTTAGTACATCTTTTCATAATTGTGCCATTTTATTTAGTTAGTGTATGTATATAAATATACTCCAAATTTTCCAAACGAACAAATATTTTGAAATAAAAAACCCCTACCGAGAACCGATAGGGGAAGGGAGAGTATTATTTTCCTCTCAATATTATAAGGAGAATCCGAGTCCAATGGCACTAGGACCAGCTTCTACCATATATAACAAATATAATTTATTTTTTTTACTTAACCAAATTATCTAATTCATTTATTTCTGATTGTTTTGGTTTTTGTTTCATCGCTTCGCTTATAACTTTAGTTAATACTTCATTTCTATTTACATTTTTATTTACAATATCATTTACATTTACATTTACATCTTCATTTTCATTTTCCATACGATTAACATATGATTGTTTAAGTAGCTGAACATCTACATCATCTTTCTTTTTTCTATTATTTCTTCTACTTTCAGTATAATTTTTTCTTTTAATTGCTTCTTCATACATTCTTAAGTTATAGTAATAACCATCAGCTTGTAGAGGAAACTTCTCTGCTACTTCTATATCATCTTCTTTCAGTTTAGATTTTAGGTCAGATAAAGTTAGTTTACCTTTTTGATGTTGTAAACATAGTAAGTAAATATACCTACCCATTTGTTCATCAGTCATTGTTAGTGTTCCTACTAAAAAATCTTGTGTGTAGAATAACACTGCTGGATCTTTTGCCATAATTTTTTCTCCTTTGTTTTGTTTGTGTTTATAATATGTGTATCATATCTTAAAGATACTACTAATATAAGTATTATCAAAATTATTTTTTAACTTTTTCGAAAAAATATCCGTTGTAAGGTGTATTATTTTTTTCATTTCTTAATAAATTACCTTTGTGTAGATTAATTCCGTTTAATTGAAATTGTCTAATACATTCACTTACACTATAATATTCAGTTGGTTTACCAATAGCTTTATATGGTTCTCTTTTACTACACTTCCAAACTAATATTGGATTTGATTGTTTAGTTTTAGCATATTCAGTTCTTTCAATATTAGATTTTTTTGGAATAATAATCTGATAATGTTTGCAGAGTTTTTTTAATGTAGGTGAATTACACCCCAATTCTTTACAAATATTTGTTTGATGATTTCCATTATTTTTAATTGCAGTTAATACATTTTTTTTAGTATATTTTTCTAATAATTGTATCCATTTAGTTTTTTTAGTACCTTCAATACTTTTTTTAACTGATTGTTTATCTCTTTTATGTCCTATCTTTTTTTGAGACCATATTAGTTTAGTTTTTTCACTATGAGTTCTACCTTTATGTGCTAAACTAACTTTAGCAGCTTTAGTTTCTTCTTTGATTTCATCATCAGTTGGTAAATTTATATTTGATAATAAATCATCTAAAGTATCATTTAAGTTTTTCTTTTTCATATTAATGTCCTTTTAATTGTTCCTGCCATTTATCTAAATAAGTGTCTGGTTCATTAATCATAGCTGCAGCTAATCTTCTAACTGTCCTATATGATGTACTTCTCAATTTATCCCATTTACTATACATCCAATTCATTAATTCTACTTTTTGTTCCATATTAAGTTTGTATGTATCAAATGGTTGAGTTTCACCTAACACATATGCAGTCCAACCCCATTGTTTTTCCCAACTTACATTAATTCTTTTATATTCATTTCTATCAATTACAGGAGCAACTGCTGATTTCATTTTTCCACTTCTAAATACTTTAGCATCTTCCAAATCTAAATTACATAATACTATAAATCTAACTCTATCCGTTGGAATAGATAATCCTAAACTATCAGTTGGTGTAAAATGTTTAATTGCATCAACAACAATTTTTTTATCTTTATCACCACCAGCTATTTGTTTTTCTAAATTAGATAGTGTGTTTGTCATAGATACCGAATGATTAAAGGTTGGAATAATACCTTGTTCGTAATCAGTATCAGCCATTGCAATTTTCCATTTATTCAATGTTGTATAATCACTAAAAACTAAATCATCTGCATCATCTAATAGAACAATTAATTCTTCATTCTTTTTTAATTTATAAACTGCAACTGCTAGTTTTATTGCAATATTAACATCAGATGATCCTGGTTCTATTTTAATATACTTTACATTACCCTTATTACATTCATCTTGTGTACCATAGGTTTTACCAACACCAGGAGGACCTGAAAGAATTGTGTGTCTCGATGCTTCTACTTTCTTTTTAGTTAAACCTAATGCACTTTTAATAAATTCTCTACTATTATTATCAACTAATTTACCAGCCTGTACTAATAAATTTAATTCTTCTGATTTGAATTTTATCATAACTTTTATTTTAATTTTGATTGTTTACTTAATATACGATACCATCTTATCTTACGAGCTTTTTTTAGGTTACCCAAATTAGGATGCATTATATCCCTCTCACATAAGAACTCTGCCTGTTTGTTTGTATACGCTTTTTGTTCAAACTCTTTAGTGTAAGTTCCTTTATCAGTTTCAAAGGTTACTGATACTATGTAGGTATTACCTTTAGAATTTAATTCTACACCCTTAGCTTTCTCAATAAGGGGCTCAAAGTCACTTCGGTATAATACATACTCAATAGGACGAAATCTCCTTTCTAAATCCGTTAATCTTTCTTCTATTGTTTTCATATTATTTATTATTTTTCAAATTCATTAAAGATAATTCCATTAGTTCTTCCATTATTTCTTTTCTTCTTTTAATATAACTGTTAATATTATTGATAGATTTTTCTGTAATATTATATCCTTCTCTTTCAAACCATCTAATCATTCTTTCATTATGAGAAGAACCCATTGTTGAATAAAATGGTTGTGTATCTATTGTTAATGCGTACACTTTCATTATCTCATTTTTTGTAATTACTTTCTTTTTCATATTTGTTTATTTTTTAGATTTTCTTTTAGCTAATTTTTTAGGTGCAAATGGTAATGGTTTACTTTTAGGTTTTTGTAAACTATCTACCCATTCCAACAACATTTGTACATTAATATAATTTCCGTAATGGATTATACTCCACATATCTTTTTGTGTTAATCTACGATTGTTTTGTTTAGGAATAAATCCTTCTTCGTGTTTTTTGTAGTAATCCGATTTAAGTTCTCTTAACTTTGTAATAAGATACTTTAATTCAGTTTGTGTAAATTGTGCCATATTTTTTAATGTTTGTTTATATATCAAAGATACGAAAAACATATGACATTACCAAACAAAAAATAGAAAAAAACCCCATTTTTACTATTCAAATTGATAGTCAATGAGTTACGCATAGTAATTTTTACTCATAAAACCCCACTTTTTAACACTTTTTTAACATATATACAAATATTCATATATATAACTCATTGATAAATGGACATAAAAAAACCCTTTTTTAAGGGGTTTTTTGTAGTTTTGGTAGTTATACCTTATTTAGAGTTTATCTTTGAAATTTGCTATGCTAAAATTAGGTAGTAACCTATTTTACCTACCTTGTCCTCTATATGTTTTTGGTTTAGGGGTATGTTTATTATAGCTCTTTTGAGCACTTCCACCTTTTCTTTTTCCGAATGAGGTTTTATTATTTGTTTGTTTAGATGCTTTTGCCATATTTGTTTGTTGATAAATAATTAATTTCTATTGTTAATGTGTTTATTTGAGCTGATAATTCTAATATCATCTTTCTTAAATCATCAATTTGTTTTTGTTGATTTTCTAATTTCAACTCCAAATCATAAAGATTAGAGTCAAACTTATCTTTACGAAACATGTGCATCATTTCTATTTACCATATTTTGATTTAATATAACCACAAACTTTTTCAGCTGTAGCTTTATCACCATACTTATCCGTTTGTTCAATTATACATTGTTCCCATGGATAATCTGCTAAATCAATTCCTTTTTCTGCCTTGATAACTGCTGCTTGAAATTCTAATTGATTTCTTTCAAATGCACTCATCTTTTCTGCTTTCATTGATTTAAGATTTGTTTCTCTTCTTTTATCAGAAACAGTAATTACTCTTTGATATTTATCTGCACATAATGAATAACCTTTTTGTTCATCGGTATATTCAGGATATAATACAATTACGCATCTAGCTAAGTAATCATGCTCTGCTTCATTTGGTTTAACTGAAGGTAAGTATTCTAAAACTTTCTCTTCATTATCACCCACTATTTCAATTGGAATTTTACCCATCTCTACTGCTTCAAACTCTGCGTTATCCCATTTAGATTTACACACTGCATATCTTTGAATGTTATCAGGAAATGAATCCTTCTCTTCACTCATACAACGACCAATGAAATCTTGTTCGTTTTCTCCTGCTGTTGGTTTTACTGGCATATTATTTATTTATTTTAGTTACTGTTCCATCATCGTTTCTAACAATCTTAACAGTTTCGTTTTCGTATATTGTTTGCATATTATATAATTTGATAGGTTTTACCCTGGTACTTAAATGAACTTATATTATCGTATGTTAATGTTCTCCAACCTTCTTTTGTTGTTGGTGCAACTAAATTAACCATACCTTCTTCTTCCTTTGTTACTGATTGATCTGAATTTGAATAAAACGGTCCCCAATACATTTCATAAGATGCTCTATGTGTTGGTGGAACTGCTGTTCTCCATTTAACAAACATAGTATTGCGTGAATTTGTACTTTGTAACATACTCATAAATTCATTAAACGATACTGAAGGTATTGCGAACTTTTGTAGTTTACTATGTACTGAATTACTATTCATTTATCAAACCCAATTCTTTTAATTTATTATGTGCCCAACTTCCCGCTCCTAATCCACCCCAACTATCCATCATTAATTTACCACATCCATCTGAATATGATTTTGATGTTTCTAAATCTTTCTCATGTCTACTAACATAAGAATACATTCTTTTAATTGTTTCTATTGAAATAGGTTCACCCTTTGCTAATTGATTTGCTCTTTGTTTACCAACAGGTGTTCCACAACTTCCCCAACCATTTTTATCTGCCCATTCTAATGCTCTCTTTGCATTATTTCTAACACCTTCAGGATAATCAGAAAATGATTTCTCTGCTAATTCTTCTGTTAATTTTATTGGAACACAATTAGGAGAACCATCCGGCTTTAATCCAATTGGTTCATAACCTTTCCAACATGGGTTAGGTTCAATATCAAAATAAATTTTTCTATGTACTTTGTTTGCTTCCATATTAATCTACAATTGGTCCGCCTGTTACCCATGCATCACATGTTCTTTTTGCTGCACACTTAAAATCAAATGCTTCACAATAACCTAAATCACCTGCTTCGATTGTATCCCACTCATCTTTTACATCACCACCAATACCTTCTGCAATACAATCTAATATTGCTTTGGTTTGAACGAAGAAAGAACAATTTCCACAAAGTGCTTTCTTTGCACTTTCTACATCTTCACCACCGAATACTTTTGCTTTTGCAATCCAATAATCTTCGTTAGGTTCATTTGGATTCAAAGGACCGTAGTTAGCTTCATCAATACATCTTTGTCTATTCTTTAAGTTAGTAGGAATATCTTTAGTTGCAGTAGGACAAGTTGCTAAACGAATACCTTTTAATTTTTTTAATAAAGTTTGATTACCTAACATATTATTTCTTTAAGGTAAGTAAGTAAATAGTTTGTGCTAATAAAGCTGAAATTTCATCTACTTGATTTTGAAACCATGTTTCTTTATATAATGAAGTTCTTTCTTTCTCAACATACAAATATAATTCTTTGAAATATGCAATTGTATCATCAGTTGATGTCCAATCTACAAAATCATAAGATTCATATCCTTTAGGTCTACCATATATACCAGCAGTACTTTCTACTAAACCATCTAAAAGGTCTTCAATACTTTCATAAAAACCATTAAGAGTTTTATGTTCTGAATAAACTTCTGTTTGATTATGCCAAAATATACTTTGTTGTTTTGCCGAATTTAATACGCTAAGAAATTCTACGAATGTTGCCATAATATTATTTTTAATCTTTTGTTTTTATTAATGCTGGATGAATCATTGTACCTTTCTTCTTTTTAGTACCCCATTGACCAGGATAAGAACTTACAATTGTTGGTTCACCTTCTAAATCTACCATATCAATTCTCTGACCTTTCTTATATCTTTGGTCAGATTTGATAATATGTTTAATCTTTGATAGAATCTTTTTAGCTTCTTCTTCTGAAATGTTTGCTAAATCTATCTTTGTTTTACTTGCTTTAACTTGCTTATGTTCAAACATTCCCTCAATAGAGAATCCTTTCACTTTACCATCTTTAATATCTTTCCACAATGTAGGGTTATTCACTTTGAATACACCGAACCATGTACCTTTTGGTAATGCGAAATGATATAAATTTGATTTATCTTTTGTAGGATGTTCAACTATCCAACTTTCAACTAATGAAACATCTTTGATAGGTGTACTATGTTCGTATGTTACTTCATTGTTGTAGTTCTTCATCATATACTTTTGAGATATTTTAGATATAGTATCTGCTGTAAAGTATACGTGATAAGGTTGATTCTTATCATCTAATCTTAATATCTTTTTATCAGGTATTAATAATGGACCGGCAACTAAATGTTTCTCATCATCGATTGATTGAAACTTAATTTCTGCCTTACTCATATATACGAAATCTCTTTCAATAGCGGGATCTGCTACGAATGATACGGCGAATACTTCATCTTCTTCGTCTTGAACTACTAATTGATATAAATTATCCATACAATATTAACAATTTCAAATTATTTTTTAATACCCACCACTTAAGGTAGCTGCTCTATTTGTTCTTCTATCTAATGCCTGTTGTGAAGAAACTTCAGTACTTACAACATATGCTTTGATTGGTTGTCTAGCTGCATTAATACTATTTTGTATTGATGATGATGGATTTTGTCCACCAGTCACATTTACTTCAGGTGCTGCAATCGTTGGTAATGTTGGTGCTGCTATATCAGGTGTACTTACTCCACCACCCGTTGCTACTGCTCCACCACCTTTTGCTGAAGGAATTTGTGTTGTAAGAATTTTATTTACATTCAATAAACCTGCTGCTACTGTTGCCGCTGCTGCTATATAACTAAATGGAGGAGGAAGTGATGCCAATGCAGCCGTTGCACCTTGATAAGTGTTAATGATTGCTAATGTTACTGCAATTGCTTTACCAGCTGCACTATGTTCATCAACCAATGCTGCACTTAATTCTAATGCTGCTTTTGCTGCTACTAATTGTGCATCTAATTGTTTCTTCTTTTCTGAAGTTAAGAATTTTTCTAATTTAGTTCTATTATCAACAGATTTTTTAGTTGCTGCTTCTTCTGCTAATGCAGTTGATTGTGCAATCTTAATAGTACCATTTGATAACTTCTTCTCTAATTCTTCTTTACTCTTTGCAAACTTTTCAACAAAATATTTCTTTCTAGCTTCTTCTGCTTTTAATGCCTTCTCTCTTTCTGTTGGTGTCATGCCATCAGTACCGATTGGTTCTGCAACTAATTTCTCTCTCTTCTTCTTTTGCGCTTCGTAATACTTTATCTGATCATCAACTAACTTCTTCTCTGCTTCCCACGCTTCCCTTTCTTGTTCTGCTTTCTTTTCTAAATATTTTCTATTTCTTTCTGCAGCCTGTTGTTTAGCTTTCTCATCTGCAGCCTTCTGCATATCCAACACAGTTTTCATATTCTCTAAATCTTTCTGTGCTGCATCATAGAATGCTTTATTACCTTCAGTTGCAATCTCTTGTACTTTCTTTTGAGATACACCCATTAGAGTTACAACTTTATTTATTTTATCACCAACCCAACTTACTGTATCTGCAAACTTTTCAAAAATTGGAATACCAACTTTCTCAAACAATGCAAATAACGGAGCCATTATCTTACTGAATGCTTCATTAACTCTATTTAATGTTTGTTGACCTTCCGCAGTTTTAGATAATGCTTCTTTCATTGCCACAATTGCACCAATGATAAGTGTTAAACCACCCGTTGCAACTGCTAATCCTGTACCAAATGTATCTACTGCTTCTTTTGCCGATGCAAAACCTTTACCTAATTGTCCAACAGGGCCAGGTAATGCCGCTAACTTATCTTCAATTTGACCTGATTGGAATGCAACTTTCTTTTGTTGATCACCTAAATCATCTAACTGATTAGATAATTCTTTGAACTCCTTTGTTCCTGTTTTACCCGCATCTGCTAATTCTTGTAATTTGACAGTAGTTTCTCTAATTTGAGAACGCAATGATTTGAATTTTTCACCACCTTCTTCGGCTTTTTTATTCATCTCATCGATTTCTTTCGTACCTTTTACTTCGGTCTCAATTACGGCTTTATATGTAGTTGTATTCTCTGCCATTACTTTTTAGATTTGATTACTCTTTTTAATTGTTTTTTACCATCTGAAAATGATTTAGGAATTGCGTAATACCCTTTTGCTATATCAATATTCTTTGATACACCATAGTAGTTTTCTAACGAAAGTAAATCTAAAATATTTTTAATCATATATGGATAACAATTTAACAGTTTTTAATTATGAACTCAATGCATCTGGAATTATTGGACCTAATAATTGTATATCACAATCACCAGTCTTCAATGAATAATTATTAATTGCTCTTAAATGATAATAGTTTCCTCTGAAGTTTACTACATCATTCAAACTCATCTTAAAATAATCTGCTAATGGAATAATCGCCTTACAATTTATCAATCTTGTTTTAGGATTGTAAAGTAAAGTAATATATGTACTCCAATAATCTGTATATAAATTATTTATTGGTGTTGAACCATAAGATGCTCCTTCATTATTAAATAGTAATGATTTACTATTTGTGGTAGGGAAACTACCACTTACTACATTGTAGTTATCAAAATAAGGAAATGCAAATTGTTGCATAGAAACACCAGGTTGTGTTAAACTACCACTTTCAAAAAAATATCGTTCACATTCTAAAGTACCATTAAAAAATAATAAACGAGGTTGAACTCTTGCTGGTTCGTATTCTGCGTTATTAATATAAGTTGGTATGTATATTGGTATTCTTTGAGCCATAATTATTTATTTTAACATGTAAATCCAGTTGTTGAACCTACTTGACCAGTTGATGAATTTAGATTATAAATTGGATTACCACCACCACCTGTATTCTTAACAATATAAGTGTATCCAGTTACAGGATTATTTCCATATTCATCATAGTACATAATCTTATTTTGTGCAAATGTTCCATCATCTGTATATAATTGATAGAATGCTGCTTGCGTAAAGTTTCCACATACTAAACTTGCACCCGATACATATGAAACCTTAAATGTTCCTGCTGAGAATTTATTAGGTACAGGTGCTAATCCACCAACACTACCACTCAATCCTGTTCCTGCTAATTTAAGTAATGGAGAACTTGCGAATGAGGTTTGTACTTCTAATTGACCTTGTGAAAAAAAGTTTTGTGTATCTACATAATAAGATTTACCAAACTCTCTATTTGCACCTTTGAAGAATTGTTGTGAAACATAATCTGTATCTAATGTATCACCAAAGTTTAAGTTATTAACAGCTAAGTTATTCGCAGGTATTACTTCAATTGGTGAATGAACATTAATGTATTTATTAAAATCTAAAACATTTCCTCTATTATACCAATTATTAAATGTTTCTACGATAAATGCATTTGGTTTAGTTCTATCAGGATACATTACTAAATTAAACTTTCTTTGTAATGAAGTAATGAAATCTACTAATCTAATTCCTTTAGTACCATAAGGCATATTAGAAGGAATATCGATTATTCTACCATCTGCTGCTGTATTTGATTTCTTAATTTGTAAATAAGATTTATTTGTTCCACCTGGATCTAATGTAACTGTTGCAGGTGTTGCTACATAATATGCTGTTTGTTTAATTTGGAAATAATAAGTTCCAACAGGTATTTGTGTAAATGGAATAGGTGCTGCTAATTCAAAAGATTGATTCAAACTTTGTGTACTACTTCTACTTTGTGCATATTGTGAAAAATATTGATTGAATGAAACAATTGTGTTTTCACCATATGGAGTACCACTACCAGTCTGTACCATTCTTAAAAAGAATTGACCAGGTACATTTCCATTAGAAGAACTAACATTTATATTCAAATTAAATGCAGCTGTTAAGTTTGTTGGTTTAGTAACCGTATATGCTCCATTATTAAAGAATCCACCTGGATTATCTAATATATTTGCCCATGGTAAAGTAACCCATGTGTTATCAGGTAAATTCAAATCAGTTACACCACTTCCACTAATCGCACTAATTTTACCAACTCCAAATGTTTCTAAATTAACATCATTAAATACAGGATATCTTAATTGATTATTACAAATCATATACACATTATTTAAGAAACTTTCGTTCCAAAAAGAAGATGAATATGTATATCCTGTCTGTTCAAATATAGCATCCCAAACTTTTTTAACCCTAATTGCAGGTTTGAAATCTTGAACTGATAAAGATGAATAGTTATCATCTACACCAAAGAAATCATCACCACTAGTATATTGCCATCCTTGTCCATAATCACACCATGGATAAACAATATCACCACTAAATAAACTACCACTCCAACTTGCTTTAATATTATCGTAAGATGCAGTATGATTGTATTTTTGTAAAGTTCCTAAATCTGTTAAGTATAATTTATTAATATCTCTACCGAATGAAGAGATTGTACCATATAAGGTAATCTCATAACTTTCAATAAATTTATTTTCTAATAAGTTTACTTTGTTTAATTGGATATATCCGTTTGAAAGATACAATGAATCAAACTCAAAGTATGCCTGAACTTTAGTTGAAGTTGAGAATAAGAATGGAGAATCAATACTGATATCATAATAGTGTTCAAAGAATGCATTATTCTTTTTAGTACCAGGTATTGTTATTTGACGAGTAAAATCTGCAGGTTGTAAACCGATATCGAATAAACCCGTTACATTATTGGATAATTGAATATCCTCATCCTGAAATAAATCTAATTGTACTCCTTCGGCTATTAACCTAAAAGTAAACGATTGAGTAGATATTATACCCATATTACATTATAAGTTTATAGTTCTGACCTAGGTTGAAATCAAATTGGTATTGGAATACCTTATCATTCACACCTGTCTTAAATTGTATATTTGAAGTTGCAATTGTTATTGGTCTAGCCTGTGCATTTTCCCAATAATATATTTCATCACTAACTAATAATTGTTTGAAGAAATCATTATAATCATCAGTTAACCACCAACTATTTACTTGAAGAGTTTGTGAACTATCTACAATATAGTTTAAGTTAGAACTATCATATGAATTATACGCAAATGTTGAACCTTCCCAACTACCTAATTGTGGAGAATATGTTTTCTTATTTGTACTGAATGATTTTCTATTCACCATGTAGAATGAATACCAATCAAATTGTCCATATCTATTTTTCCAACTAATTCTTACATTTGGATATTTTTGTTTACAAACAACTTCATATCTCGTAGGTATACTTAAAGGAGTTGTACCTGCATATGCCTGAATTGTATACCATTCTAAATTAGGACCATATATTGAAGTAGGAAATTGACCAGATGTTGGTGCATTTCCATAAGTTGCTATCTGACCAGATGTTGCAGTAGATGCTGTAAAATAAGTTTCTGCTGTTCCTAAATTAGAAGTATAAACTAATTTTGTTGGAACTATACCACTACCATTATCACCAATATATAAACCACTAAATCCACCATCTTCAATTAATACACTTTGTGTTGTAGGTGCATCAGTTAATAAAGGAAAGTGAATACTCTTATCATATATTTGTTGTCCTATTGCTTCAGGAAATAAACCATAACCATCTAATGCTTTATATGTAGAAGATTTAACAGGTGTACCCGTTACATATGCTGTACCATTGTAGTATTGTGTATAAAAATATACATTAAAAAATACTACATTTGAGGTATTTGCTATTGCTAAATCTGTAAGTGTTGAGTTAATGATTCTATTCAAATCAAAAATACCAACATTAGAAGAGTTAGGAAATTTTGTAATTGTGTAATCTGCACTACCACTACTACTTGCAGACCCAGTCCAATAATATAATTCACCAACATATTGAAATGAAGATGAAGTAATTAATGCACCATTACTTTCTGCTACCGTAAATATGATAGGAGATTGTGCTAATGATACTGCCGCCGGCGTTTGTGTAATACTTAAAGCCATCTATATTGTGTTTAATATAGATAACCAACTCAAAAAGAAAATTATTGAATGTACTACTTATAATACTTCTTTAATGTTTTATCTGTTTTCTTAACACCTTCCATTAAAGTAACTTCTACAATCGATTTCATATAATCATCAACCATACTTCTAAATTGATCAGAATTCGCTGCCTGTGCTGCGAATGGTCTAGCTTTCATTTTAGAAGTTCCCTCTTCAACAAATACACCGTAATAAACCGTATCTAGGTCGAAAATGGCACCACCTGCTTTGTTTGTGCGTGTTTGTTTAACTTTAATAGAATCTCTTAACCTACCCGTCTTAATTGCTCTATTAGGAGCCCTTGAGATGTTTAGTTTAGCTAAAGATTCAAATTGTTGTGCTATATCTCTTAATGTAGGTTGTTTTGCCATATATTAACACCCTTGTGTTTGTAAAAATGCGTATGATTGTGAAACTTCATTAAGAGTTAATTCCTTACTATATATTAAAATATCACTAACAGCTCCTTTGAATAAACCTGCACTTAAATAAGATACTGGATTGTATCCAAATACAAAACTATTACCACTAGCACCAGCTCCTTCATTAAATCCACTAACATCAGTTACACCAGAAGAACTTCCAATTAGATTTTCGTTTGCATAGAATTTAATAATATTGGTACTTGTATTTGCTGATATTGTAAGTAATACTTTAGATGCGGTTGGATATAAATAATTACCTACACCTTTACTTGTATTAAATGAAGTGAAATTAATTCCTTTATTTGCCGCGTTACTACCACTATTCATAAATGTAGTAATCCATCCATTTGCATTCCACCCTTTACTAAATAATACTCTATTTGTATTATCATTAAATAATGTTGTATATGTTTGCATTGTCCAACTACTACTAGGCATTGCATTTAATCCTTTACTATAAACAACATAGTTATCTGTTCCATTAAAACTCCAACCTAAACTTCCACTTAAAGTTAATGCAGAACCATATATTGTTCCATTATTATTATTTCCACTTATATCATACCATATACTTCCACTAACTGATTTACAATTATTCCAAACTGATAAATCACTTACAGGAAATGTTACTGGTAATGGAGAAATTGGTATACTTCCATTTGAACAAACAGTATTATTTGCTAAATAATTATAATTAGAAAATATTTCAACAGGAGTTAATGCTCTATTGTAAATTAATAAATTACTAATTTGTCCTTTGAATGGAAATTGACTTAATCCATTCATAACATTAGCTTGTAATAAACTTTGCGTAACAGATGCTGTTACTGTTGATTCACCTAAAAATGTTATTAGTGAACCTAATGTATTACCCTGATTATCTGCGTATTTGTATGGAGTTGTATTTGGATAAACAATAACATCAACATCTGCTCCACCACCACTACTTGCATATGCCTGTACTCCATTTTGATTAATATAAGTATATTCTCTACTATTTCCTGTTGTTGAATCAAATCTAACTAAATTACAATTTTGTCCTACTAAATCTGAATTTCCAAATGTTAACGGTATAGTTGCAGAATATCCACTACCTGTAAATGTAGTAACTCCAGTTGCTCCAAATGGTGCAGAATCAACATCAGGTAACAAATATGTTTTTGGTTTAGTAAATACAATATTATTAGCAGAACCAGAATTTAATGTTAATACATAAACTTTAGATGTATTTGGTGTATAATCTAAATTAAAATAATTATCAGCTAGTGCTTCTGATGCTCTAAAATCAAATAATTGATTTGTATTATCCCAAACAGTATCCCATCCAAAACTTCCACTTAAATATCCAAATCTTTGCCATCCTTTTCTAAATAAGAATTGAGTAAATTCTGTATCAAATACACCTTGCATTATTAATGTTGCATTATTAGTTGGTGTATTTGTTAGTGGATTTGGAAATTGTAAGTAATTCATTTTAGTAGCATCGTATGTAAATCCATTAAAATAAACACCACCACTTATTTGGTTAGTTGATATACCATACATTGTTGCATTGTTACCATTTCCACTTTTATCTGTCCATGTTGTTCCACTAAAACTATCACAACTTAAAAAAGAAACTAAACCATTTGTAACTAATGCATCTGAATCTGGATTTATAAATGGATCATATAACGCATTACATCCTAATGCTATACTAGCACTTTGCATTTCTAATGTAGAAAGTTGTTTTTGCCAAACTGCCCAACTTTGTAGATATCCTGCATTTTCCATTATTATGTCATAATCATTAATAGTAGTACATGATATACCACTACCACTAACAAAAAATGGAGTTGTGTAATTATCAATTGAACTAAAGTATGCACCTACACCACTACCATTTGTTTGAATTGCTATCGTTACAAAATCACTATTAAAATTAGGTATTGAAGATGTTGGTAAAATATTTCTACAATCATAAACTCCTCTTTGAAATCCTAATCCTCCACCATTAAATCCATTTGCACTAAATGCTCTAGCACCTTCATCCTGATTTGCTACATTCCTAAAAAGAAAATATTGTTCAGATGCAGAATCTAACTTCGCTCTAAACATTATAGTTTTACCAACACCACCACTATACATACTAAATGGATACGATGCACTAATAAAATTATTTCTACAATCTAATGCAGATTCATTATAATCATATTGTGCAGTAGTAGAGCCAGTATATTGTGTAAAGTTTGGTGCTATATTATACAATACATTAGAACCAACAGTATAACAAGAAGGTTGATTTACATTATAGTAAACCATTAAAGAACTTGTAGCTGGAAGAAAATCGGTACAATTTCCTGCACCCCAATAAGCAAATGGTATTCCATTCATATTAAATCATATTTTTAACATTAACACCGTATAAATTAGTAGAATCAAAAGTAACAAATGTAACCACATCAACTGCGTTAGGTACTAATGATGCTGTATAAGCTGAAAATTTAGGAAACTTAATATATGTTGGATAACTTATAGAAGATGTTGTTGCTGCACATGTTACTAAAAGTGAAATAGTTTCACCCGGTAATATATTTGTTGCTTCTAATCTTGTATTTGCTCCACCACCAGGTAATGTTAATCTAAAGAATGAACCTCTACTACAATCTAAACTTGCTGTGTTTGATACAATTGAAATATTAGTTACATTACCTCTAACAGAACCAGTATAAACTGTACCACCTATTACTGTTAATTCAGTTGTTGCTGATGAAGAAAGTATTAAACTACCTGTTATAACTTGATTACCTACAAATGTATTACTACCTGTTGTTGCATAAGTTGTTACTATTGTATTTATTCTACTGTTAACAGAAGAACTATATGTAGTAAACGATGCAGTATCTAATTTAGTATTAATATTAGATTGTAATACTGATGAACTATTATTAATATTAGATTGTAATGTAGAAGAACTTGCATTTAATTGTGCTACTGTTGCAAAGGTAGCAACTAATGAAGAACTAAATGCTTCTAATGAATCAACTCTACTATCAAAAGAACTACTATCTGCTTTGTATTGAGATGCACTAAATGTGTTTCTTAAAAAAGATGAAGTTGCTTCCTCTAATACTAATCTACTATTAACAGAAGTACTAAATGGTACATATAAACTAGCAGTTGCTTCTACTACATCTAATCTGCTATCTACTGATTGAGAATATAAAGTTACATTACCAACACCACTCAAAGTTGAAGAAGAAATATCAGAAGTTACTTTTAATGAGCCAGTTGAATCTATATTACCATCAAATCTACTACTTCCTGTTACTTCAAACGAACCTGTTACAATTACTCTACCTTCTAATTTTTGAGTATCTTCATTTGCATTATCACCAATTATATTTGAACCTGAAGTGAATACGATTGATGAACTAATAATAGTTACATCCATTTCATATGCGTGTATTCTTCCTTTAACCCATAAATTACTCGCACTTATATTTCCACTTGCACTAATATCTGTTACACTTAATGTATCTCTTACCCAAAGTGAACCTGTGATATCTTCACTTCCACTTATACTTAAATTTTCATAATTTTTTACAGGATTAGTAAATATATATTCTCCAAACCAAACTGCTGTATTTTGGTCTATTGTAAATCTCCAACCTGTAGCTGGAACATAATCGTGGTCTATTACAACTGCGTTATTAATTCCTGGTCCGTTTGCTATCCAACCATTAGTTACTTCGTATAAAGTAGGATTAGATAAACTTCCACTACTATATGAACCGGTAATTCTAATAATATTATCTGTAAATTGATTACCACTATTTACATATGAAGGAGTAGATGATGTATAAGAAGTATTAAATCTAATTGTTCCACTCGCTTCTAATCCTCTATGTGAAACAATTGTATCATTCAAACTAATACCACTAGCACTAATTGCACCTTCAGTATTAACAGATATACCAATACCATTTCCTAAACCATCTTGTAGTTCAGTCATACTAATACTTGCAGTGTTATCACTTCCTAAATGAATTAGAGATATATAACTCTGTGATATGTATAAATTACTTAAATTACCCATTTATATTCGTTTTTTATATTTTTAGTTTTGTGACCAGGTCCTCGTTACTACATTAACTCCATAATTCCATGTCTGTGGTGTAGTACTCCATATCTTTGGTGTAATCCACAATTCACAAACTTCACACGTTCCGTAGTTATCAAAAGGTAATGCTAATACTTTCATATTAACATAATCCCAATCGTTTGTATTATCTATCTGTTCTATAATCGTATAACACTTTAAGTTATCATACGAAGTTGTTCCATTATTTGAATCCAAAAAGTATTTACTACTAAATACTTGTCCTATACTACCACTTTCATTTAATACTGCCTTATATCTATCACCACTTATACACTCTTCAATTACATATCCACTTCCCGACGGGTTAACTAAAAAAAAAAGACAACGATCTTTGTTGTTATGAGTAGTTAGGTTAAAAGTGGCCACCCAACCGGCCAATCCATTATTGAACTGTTCGGCAAAGGGTACACACTCTATATCCCCATCTATCTCAAACCCCACTACTCCTCTCTGTGTGAAAGAAGTTAAATCGTTTAAGATTCCTAAAGTGTTAGCGTGAATATCAACCATATCATCAACACCATAAAAAGGAATTGATTGATAGTTTGTTCTACCTTCACTTTCGTTATTTTTATTTTTAATTTTATCTGCTACTGTCAACTGAATTGTATAATTGGTAGTTGAAGTACCAAATGTAGTATCAGTTATCAATAGATTTCCAAATGGATAAAATTCAAACTCTTTATTATCCATATTTGGCATATCACCATAAGTAACATTTGCCAACCCAGGATGATTGTTCATAATTGTCTTAAAGTAATTTAAGATATTATAATACAGAGTATAATTTACACCAGCGTTATTTACTAAACTTTGACTCATATTATTATAAGTTTATTCCACCGAAGTATTGGTTACTTTGGTCAGGATAGATTTGTGTTGCGTTTCCAACTGTTGCTAAGTATTGAGGTAATTGATTACTATATGCAATCAAATAGTTTTGTAATCTCAATGCGTAATAATCTGCGTTATTTCTAGCTTTTTCTAATAAGAAGTTTACATCAGTTGTTGAAGGTGCTGAACCCTGGTCTGATGCGAATTTAACTGCTCCATTAGATTTGAATTGAATTGAACTGAATGGAATATATTCTACACATGCATACCATATCAAAGTATTTTTAATATGGTCATCTAAAAGGTCTTGATAATAAACAGATAATGTATTAACATCATTTGCTAAAATGTGTACTTGTAAATACTCAAATAACACCGTTCCTAAAAGATTTTTTAAGTATTTATCCTGTGCTGTTCTAACGAATGGTAATAAAGCATCAGCATCAATTGCTCCCTGCAAAGGTGTATTCTTTATGATATCGTTTCTTGTTATAAATAATGCGTAAGCCATATTCTATTTTTGTTTTATAATTTCGTATTCTCTTTCAAAAAATGCTGAACTCATTGATACATTAGGATGAACATCTGATTCCATAGTTTCTTCATCCTGATTCATATCTGTTGTAGAAGGATTTTCTAATTGTTTATTAGTTTCATCTGCTACTTCTTCAACTGATTTATCTGTATCTTCTGCTTGCTGTGAAAGTAATGCCAATGGAGTTAATTGGTCAAAGTATAATTGTGTATCTTCCCAACCACCTTCACTTAAGGCTTCTTCTAAAGAATTTAAGATTAAGTTTTGGAATGGAGAGATTGTCATTGTTTGTAAGATTGAATACGCCGTCATCATTTCTTCACTTTGAGAACTAAATCCATTATTTTCTGTTCTAATACCAAATAATAAAGGTGAAGTAACTCTATGTGCTACAAGGATTCTATCTTGTGCGTATTCTGCAACATATTTGAATTTTTCATGTAGATTATCAATTTGAATTACATCAACTGTTGGTTTAGTTGCTGGATCATCGTTGAATGTTGTCATAAATCTACCAGCGTTTCTCGTTCCGGTAAACTTAGCACCAATCAATCCTTCAATAGTTTGTCTTTCTTCAGGACCAGGTGTACCATTATTAAAGTTCACCATAACCATTGGTAAGAAACCATTTTGGATATTGTTAATATGTAAGTTACTCAATTCTGCTTCTACTTCACTAAATTGTAATGCTGAGAACCAATCAGGTAATGAGTAATAGAAATAACCTGGAGAATAATTCTTAATCCAAAGTAATTCTGTTTGTTCGTTAGATGTTCCAAATGCAGGAACTTTAACTTTATGTCTTTGTGCCTTTGCATCAAACCAATCTGTACAATAGTAATAATTTTCAATCTTTGGAATACCTCTTAACTTCTCTGCTCTAAAGTTTTGAACAGGAGCGTGATAGAACTTTACAATCTTTGTATGTTCTTTATTCCAAACTACTTGCAGTGTTGCATTACCAAACAATTTCAAATCAAAGATTGCTTTCTTCAAACATTCTTGCGGTACAATCTTTTTTAATGCTTCTGCGAAACCTTCGTTCTTTGTATATAAACCTTTACCATAGATTAAATCAGAGATACCTTCAATACACGCTGCATTTGTTGTAGATGTATTGTATGCTGCATTCAACATAAAGAAAAAATCATCTGTATGTTTTAATCCAACTTGTACCCATTGAGTTCTACTTTTAACATCTTCATTCACAAAAGGAACATCCTGCTGTGCTAGATTTACTATTGAAAAGTTTTGTATAAATTTACTTTTATCCATATTATCTTATTGTATAATGTATTCTTTGTACTCATTAGGTGATTCATGCGAAACATATTGAGTAATTTGATTTTCGTAATCTGTTTTATCTATTGATTGACTCATATAAACTTGTATAGAACCGTTCCATATTGGTTCAGAACTACCACTACTATATAATGTTGCTCTATATTCACCACCAACAATAGAAGAATCAATACTACCCGTAAATGAGAATAAGTTTTCGTATGCCATAAAAGAGGCAGATTCTAAACTCATTGTAGTATTAGTTAATTGATACATATCCTGCAAACTCATTGTGTATTCGTTTGAAGATGTATTTTGTGTTCTAATTGTGTAATTATTGCTCTGTGAAATGTAATATGCTAACATTATCTTGTCTTTATCTCGTCTTTAGTTGTATATAGATAACAAATACGGAATTAATTTTACTTATCATTAATATACGACAAAAAAAATACTCTACCAAATAAATGATAGAGTATTTAATATGTTGTTGTGTTTATACTGAATTAGTTATAAACGATTGTTGGTTGAGAAGTTAAACCTGCAAATGGATTAGTTGTAGTTGATCCACTTAAGAATGCCGCTGGTAATTGTTCCATACCAGTCAAAGTTATTGAATAACCATAAAGGTCACCCAATGCTCCACCTGTTTGAATTGTACCTGCTGTAACATCAGCACCTAATTTTTCACCAACTAACAATGCATCACCGTTATTTGTCCAAGCGATGATTTGAGGTCTACCGTATGCCATCAACTTTAATTGAGTAGTCATTTCGTTAGTCAACTTCTTTAAGTTTAGCGTTAATGCTTGGTTAAAGAAAGTTGTACCATTCGTTCTTGAAGTAGTAACAGTTTCAGTATATGCACTTGAACCTTTCAATTGATAGTAGTACACAGTTGAGCCAGAAGGTAAAGCGGTTACTTCACCATTAGCATTTTTTGTAAAAGAACCTGTTGTATAGTTTACGAAGTATACACCTTGCAAACCACCAATACTTTCTTTACAAACTTCTTGTCTACCTTGAGATAAATTACAAGCCATAGTATTTTGTTTTAATTTTTGTTAGTTAAAATAAGTGGTGAGGTTTTACCCCCACCGACCTATTAGTTATTTTTAGTAAGTTGCTGCGTACCAAACGATATCTTGACCGATACCGAATTGAGTTCCTGCAGTGTATCTCATAATGATTCTGAAGTTTTGAGAACCATCGATATCACTCATATCTAATACCTTAACCTCATTATAATCACTTAAAAGGCCCGTGCCAAAGAATAAGTTAGATTTTTGTGCTGCTACGATGTTAGAATCTGGCATACCTGGACACATTACGATTTCAATACCATTGAAGTTGAAAGGTTTATCACCCACGTTCATTTGGTTGTTCCAACCGTTAGCACCAATTGCACCACCAGCTAATGCTTGTTGGTAAGCTTTTGCTACATTTGTAGAAACATACAATAACAAATCTTCCTTACCATAAACTGTGTTAGGAATAGTTGCTACTACATCGTTTAATTTACCTAATACATTAGTTGCATCTACTGAACCAGAGATAACTGCACCACTTCCACTAGCTTTAGCTTGCAATACTTTTGTACCTGCTGTATCAAATGCTACTGAAGAAGAGAATGCTGGAATGAAACCACCGAATTGACCGTTAGTTCCGTTGTTACCTTGCCAAATAGAAATTTCTGTTGCTTGAGCTACATTACCACCAACATAAGAGATTAAATAATCTGTGAATGATTTTGGAATTTCGTCAAATGCAGAATATCCTAATTGTAATGCTTCCCAAGATTGTACGAAGTTTTGCTTACATAATTGTAAGTTAACTTGTAATTCTTTTGGAGTGATTAATCTTTCAGATAATGCTACTGAACCTGAAGTTGTGAAGTCACAAGATGCATCGTTAACGATGTTTGCAACTGCGATTTTTTGGATTACTTCTCTGTACTTCACGTTTGGCATGATAGTCACATATTTGTTATCCAAAGTTTTAGCACTTAATAATGCTGCTGCGATGTACTGACCAGCGAACTCACCTGCGTAGGTAGTTGTGATTACTGGTTGTTCACCTGCGAACTTTTGTAATTTTTTCATTGTGAAAATATTTTTTTGTTTATAAATTAGTTATATAATTTAGATAAGAAACTGTTTTGAGAGTTTGCTATCTTATTTGTTTTAGGAGTGTGAATACCACTTAAGTTTACTCTGTTAAATTCTTCAACAGGTGCACCATCTAATTTAGGTACATCTACTTCTTCTAATTTAACATCTTCTTCTTTCTTAACTACTTCTTCTACTTTAGCTTCACCGAACTTAGCTTTCAATTCTGCAATTGCATCTTCTAATTCTGTGATTCTGTAAGTTAATGCGATGATTGGATCTTTCTTATCATCTGCATCAGAACCTAATCTGTTTCTAGGATCTTCATCAGTTGTGTTTGGTAATGATTTTGCTTCATCAGTTTCTAAACCTTTAGGTGCTTTAACATAATCTGCTGCCATCATTGTATCTGCTGGCATTTCACCTTCCATTTCAGTTTCAACTTCTGATTCACTTTCTTCAGGAGCTTCTGTTTCTTTTTCTTCTACATTTTCTCTTTCTGTGATAACACCATCTTTAGTTTCGATTCTGATAACAACTTCGTTACCTTCTGAATCTTTTAATGCGATTTCATGTTCGCCATCTGGTGCTGGAGTTTTAGTACCATCTTCTGATACTACTTCTACTTTCTCACCTAAATCAAATGTAGGAGATTGTAAAATTGTCCCGTCTGCTGTTTTTGCATCTGTAAATAATACTTCTTCTTTATCCATAGATAACAAAGCCATTATTTTACCTAATACGTGTTTTGAGTTCATATTCTTTGTTGATTTAATATAGATAACAAATGAAAATTATTTTTTAGTTTTTTCTGTTATCCGGGTTTAATAAATAATTATATTCTTTTAATAATTCGTTGTTTTTCTTTTGTAAATACTGAACATAGTTCCATAGAGCATCGTTTTCAGCTTTCAATTCTGAATTTTCATCCTCTGCTAATTCTAACATTACTTCTAATATTGCAGTATTCTCATTCATATTATACCACTAATGTCCATGCTCCGTTGTAGAAATATAAACTACTACCACTCACTGCCAAATCACCTATTGTTCCTGTTGGTAGTGGGTTTTGTGGTTCTAAATTCATTACATCCTTTATACTAACTTTGTAATTAAATTCAGTTGGTTTGAATACTTCCATATTCGCACTACCAGTTCTAAATATAATTGCAGTGTTACTACCATTTGTGTTAAATCCACCACCACCAAAATACCCAACCGTTTCAGGACCATACTCAGGAGTGTATGAGTTTGCAGCCATTTCAGCAAATGTTAATGCACTTCCTGTTGGATCTACATATTGAACTTGATATCCACCAAATACACCATCAGTTGAATATGTTATAGGATCTACTAATATGTAAGATATAGGATATTGTGCTCCTGAACTTGCTGAATTACCTGCTATTTGTAATCCTGCAAATTGACCCCATAAGTTAAGTCCTGCTGCTTGAACTGCATTATCTAATGCTTGAATTTTACCATTAAGTACAGATATTCCACCATTACCAGGTGTATTGAAAGTTTGATTACCAACAAAAGTATTACTACCTGTTGTCGCAAAACTACCTGTGTTAATTGAACTACCTGTTATTGCATTAATTCTACTATTAACAGAAGAACTAAATGAAGTAAAGTTTACACCATTAATATTAACTGCACTACCAGTTATTGTTACTGTATTGTTTTTTGATGTTAAAGAAATACTTCCACTATCAGCAGTAAATTGCACACCACCGTTTAATGATGTGTTTCTAAAATTAATATTATTACCACCAATACCTAAATCATCTGATACTTGGAAATCAACACCACATCTAAATGCTCTAAAGTTTAAGAAATTATCTTGAGTAATAGATGATGATGTAAAGTAAATACCACTATTACCAGGATTAAGGAATCTAAATTCTGTACCACTTCCACTTACTCTAACACTTGCACTAAATGCAGTTACTTGCGTAAATGAATTAGCACCGGTGAATACATTACTTCCTGTTGTTGCATATCCGAATGCTGCTATCTGAGCTGAAGAACTTATTGTTCCCGCAGGTACACTTCCCGTTCCTCCACCACCACTATTTAATCTACTATTAACTGATGCACTAAATGCTCCTAAACTACCAGTCAATTCAGTAAATATTGCACTACCAGTTACATTCAAACTACCACTTACATTTGTATTTCTCCATAAATCAATTCTATTTACAGGAAAACCAATTAAGGTATCATCACCTGCTCTTAATCCACCTTGTCCATAAATTACTGGAGTTGCATTAGGAAAACCATAAACAGAAGTATAACTATTAATACCCAATGCTACACTTTGAGATGTTGAAGGGTCTTGAACTAAATATCCACCAATCGAACCATCTGCAGTATATTTTGCCGAATCTAATGTAATCTGTGCAAATGGATATTGAGAACCGCTACCTTCTACATTTTCTTGCAATGCTAAGAATGCATATTGACTAAATATTCCAACACTATTATCTGTTACTATACTACCACTTATTGTTTGATTTCCAACGAAGGTATTAGAACCTGTTGTTGCGAATGATGAAGTATCTATTGTACCACCACCACCTGCTATTGTTATTGATGCAGTGCCTGAATTAATTGATGCAGTTACACCTGCTCCTATAAAATTAAATGATGTTGCGTTTCCTAATATAGTTCCTTCATCTTGAACTGAAATATTTCCACCACTACTTGTTATTGCATTAATTCTACTATTAAATGATGCACTATCTGTTTGATATGATTGAGTAAATGAATTAAATGATGATGTTGTTGTTAAACCATTTATTTCATTTTGTAAACCATCAGTTACACTCTTAACACTACTACTAATTGCGTATGAAGAAGTTTGTGATGTTAATCCATTTACTTCTGTTTGTAAAGTTCCTACTGATGTAGATATTGATGATGTAAATGATTCTAAACTATCTAATCTACTATCTACTGATTGAGATAATGTATATACTGCTCCACTTAAATCATTTACAGATGAAGTAGTTGCTAATCCTAATGAACTAATAGATTTATTTTCCCATAAACCATATGCTCCACTTACATAACTTAAAATATCGTTTTGTTGTGGATTTGTAATTAATACATTATGTAATTCGTTTAACTCCCAACCATTGTTAATAGAAACATAAAGTGAACCATTATTTTGTTGTGCTCTTAATACCTGTCCTAATGTTACTATTTGATTAGGTGCTTGTGGTTGAACATTTGTAAACTGACCAGATGAAGATAAGTAAATCAATTGTCCAGCTGCATATCCGTTTATTGGATCTGTGTTTACACCTGTTACAATACCATTAACTACAACTTCACAATCTGCTCCACTCGTTGTTGTAGTTCTTAAGATACCTAATGTATTTGAAGAAAGTGCTTCAACATCATAAGATGCTGTATTGAAAATAGGATTATCTCCAACTGCTGAAGTAATGTGTACTACTGTTCCTGCCGCTAATGTAGATTGATTACCATTTCTTGCTATTACTACTACATTTCTTGCTTCACTAGCTGTTTGTGCGTTTAATGCGTATGATGATGTAATTGCGTATGTAGAAGAACTAACTGCCATAGATGCTGTATCTGCTGAAGTTATTATTCTACTACCATTAACACTACCACTACCTACAATGAACACACTACCACTTAAGATTTGTACATCATTCAATGCATCTCCTAATTGGTTACTACCACTACTATAAATTACAGAAGAAGTTTCGTAAACCGTTGTTAAGTTTACTATTGTTGCGTTTGTTACATATAATGAAC